GTAATCCACAGTACTTCATTGACTGGTGTGGAGCCACGATTGTCTCCAACAGTTTCAACGTCAAACGCAAAAGCATCTTGAGTTAAATAGAACTTGACCATCTCATCTAATTGGTCATGTGTAGTAATAATATTCATGTAATGCCCCTTAAAGCCCACCTAGCAGGAAGGGGAAGCCTGCTAGGTGGGCAGCCTATGTGCGAACTAAAGAAGGTCTTCAGCAATCTCTACAAGGTCAGCGTATGAGTGCTCACGAATAACTGAGCGTTCATATGCCTCAACAGTAGCGAGGAAATCATTAACTTCTTCAACGTTCATGTCGTACTCTTCAGCAAGGTCACGTTCCTTAACAGGAGTAAGGTTGTAAACTGTAGTCTGCATCTTGCCACTACGGCTCAATGACCAAAAGTGCTTGTTGAGTGGACCGAACTTATCTGCATTCGCTGTTGCAAGGGTGCGGTATAAACGAGGGGTTGCAGTAAGAATCTGCTTTTGGAATCCGCCTTCTGCACTGAAGTTAACAATTGTAAATGAACGCTTGTCTTCAGCCTTGTGGTTAAGCAGGGTACATAGTGGGCAATTCTTACCATTCATTGGGTCAAGGCATACGTATGAACGCTTACCTGAAGTCTTCTGACTTAAGAAGTGCATCTTGTATGTTGCGAAAGGACCGTCACCAATAAATTTGATGAGTTGTGGAGTCTCGCTCTGACGGAATTCCGTTGGGAAATCGCGTGATGGTGGGGTAAGGCTCTCAGCAGAGTCCCAACCTGAACCAATTGCTGTGCTTGTCGCTTGTGCTGGACGAGCATCAATATCAAAGTCTTCACCAAAGCTTACTGCTTCGGAGTACTTGTCTTCTTCTAACTTACGGTTGACTGTCATGTCGTTTCCTTAATGTGATTATGGTTATTATTTTTTATCATTCATTTTCAGTTATACGCAGATTGCTCCACGCCTCAGCAAGTGCTTGTGACACTTTCCGATTCTTAGACCAGTCTATCCTAACAATGTCTATAAGTCCATTCCTAGTAAATAGGTCCACAGCCGAGTCTATCATAGCCCTAGTGTAGAGCCAGCGACCCTGCCGTGTGTCACCATTTTTATCAATGGTGCTAGGCATCTTATATGTAGATGTTGGGATATACCCATTATCAATCCAATATCTAATTGTAATGATAGGTCTACCCAATGCTTCAGCCAATGCCCCAATAGTAAAGAATTCTACTTCCTTGCCATTGAGGGGCTTAACATAGGGGCGAGAGTCCCAAGCTTTAGCCTCTGGCTTTGGCTTAGGCTTCTCTTCTAGTACTCTGCGTTTACGTTTACTACCTGGATAGTATTCATCAACCTCAGAGAACAAGTCTTCAATAAAGTCGTTAGACATTATTTAATCACTAACGCCCATACTACTTTAGATGGAAACATAGTATCAATATCTTCTTCAGTAAGTTGTTCTTGCCAGTATGCATTCATAATTTCATCCTCATTTAACTGAGGTACCATGGTGATGCACTGGTCGTATAAACCTTTTTCTGTAAGAAGTTGTTCTGCAATATCCATATTAAGATTTTTAGAAATCTTTTTTTGTTGCATTACATTATTGATACCAGTAACGTCGTCGTTAAGTTCAACAACAATATGACCTCGGTCATTTTCAATACCATGTTCTTTAATGCCTTCACGAATGTTATTTTTTATTTCATTCTGAATAGCAGAAAGTTCATTGGCACGTTCTGTAAGCATAGCATTTTGGCGAACGTATTCTGTAAGTTCTTCAATAGTCATTGATGCCCCTTTCGTATAGAAGTTTACTCTACCACAGACTCGGCGTCAAATTGTTCCGCCAGTACTCGGTTACGAGAGTCCTTCAAATACTTTAATAAACCATCGATAATGACACTAGTCACAGTAATGCCGTCAATCTTTGTCTGCTCTTGTACGGCAGTCCAAAGTTCGTCGTCTACACGGACAGTGCGAGTTGGTGTTTTAGGTGCATTAGGCATAGGTGTAATTATACCTTAGTACGTTGAACTATTCTGGTTAATAAAGTCTTGAAGTTCTTGGATATGGGATGGGCAAACATCTTTAACAGAAACACCAATAACTTCACCAATTGTCTGAGCATTATCAGATGTCATAGTACCTGAATTAATCAAGTAAGTAATCAAAGAAGACACTGAATTTCCCTTATCTAAAGCACTGCAGGTTGCCGTTGCCATAGACCATAGGTCTGCATCAGAAGTATTGGAAATAATAGGGTCGCCCAATGAGTTAATGTCTGACAGGAACTGGTCATGTGGGGTCACTACTGGTGCTACATATGTATCAACAGGTGCTGGAGCAACTGAATCAGTTGCAGAGGTATTACTAGAGCCACATCCTGCAAGACCTGCAAGTAAGGCTACTGACACAGCGGATGCTGCAATTAATTTTTTCACGGTTTCCTCTTTCCTAGGGACTGTGTACACAGCCTACCATACAAATTAACAACAGTACCCCCTGCTGGATTCGAACCAGCGACACGCAGGGTAGAAACCTGCTGCTCTATCCCCTGAGCTAAGGGGGCTGGACTAAAAGTGCTCTGTTTCATCCATCTTACGTAGTTTATTTTTTGGCACATACCATGTAGTATTTTTATATGGAGATAGCCACTCGTCTTCCATGCAATCTTTACCGTACATCCAACCTAAAGCCACATACGGAGGAGTTCTGTAGCCATCCTGTGGGTCACGTCGTTCACGCGCCATAGTAATTCCACCACCCATTAGAACATACTTAAGTTCTGGGTCGTCATACTTTGTAAACCGTAGCCCTTGTTTATTAGAGTGACGTACTTCACCCCATTCAGGAAAGTCTAATTCTGACTTAAACTTATTTACATGTGGAACGAATTCAAAGTTTCCCATCATTCTAGCAAAAGCAAGCTCAGAAGCCGCACAGATAGCGTGTTGCCACATCTCCCATATGTCACCCTCTGCATAATTTTTATTACGAGACTGGTCTCCAAGAAAAGGTTTCTGACGCTGATAACCTATTTCAGCGCAAATACCTTCTTCTTTTTGTGTAAGTCTATATACCCAATTAGTGTTCATGGCGTTTATACTAGCACAAATAACTGAACATTCAAATGCTCCCGCTAATGGATTCGAACCAATAACCTGCCAATTAACAGTCGGCTGCTCTGCCATTGAGCTAAGCGGGATGGCACTTCTATTCTAGTACCAATGATTCCTATTCCAAAACGCCAAGGCTTTACATGGCGTTCCATAGCGGTTTTTAATATATTTTAATCCCCAGTTAATTTGGACTGCGGGGTTATGTTGCCACCCCGTGCCCATCTTATGACCTGGAAGTGCTTGAGGTATCCCATGAGCACCTGATGGATTGTGAGCGTTAACTCGCCAACCGCTTTCGTTATTCCACAAAGTGGTTACACATTTAACTTCTGACCCACACCAGTTATATTTGTTTGCCATAACTTGGTATGCATATCTTTTGTTATAAGTAGGAGTAGCGTATGGCACACGGGTATAAGACCTAGATGCCGTAACACTTGTGCTACATGTTGTATGTTTTTCTTTAGCGTTAGCCTGACTCTGGGCTGTAGGTAGCGATACGAGTAAACTCGCAAGAAGCGCTATAGCGGGAATCAGACGTTTGGTTCTGTCTAACATTACTTCTAGTTTACCAGTAGGTAAACAAATAGTCCATTACCTAAACAGAAGTGTTGGAAATAAAGGCTCTAAGGGTACCTAAGTTAAGTTCTACCCCTCCCTTATCGTTAATGCCTTCACCATCAATAACCGCACTAGCAACATTGTTCTTTTGTTGCAATGCGACAAACTGACGTTCTTCAATAGAACCTGCTGTTAAAATATCTTGGATAACAATAGTTTCCCATGTAGACGATGCACGTTTGATACGACCGTTTCTTTGAACCGCAAGACCACTTGACCAGGGTAAGTCGTAATTAATAAGAAGATTAGCAGCGGGCAAGTCAACACCATAACCACCAGCATCCGAACTAATAAGGATACGAATATTTGGGTCATTATTAAAAGCGATTTTATTATCTTCTTTAGTTTTAGCATCTAATTTTCCTGTGTAAATTTTTGAACGGTCTGCTCCAAGCTTTTCTTGCAGAATACTTACCATGTCAACGTAGGTAGCAAAAATAACCACCTTGTTATCTTCCCGTAAATCTAAAAAGTCATTGACATATTCAACCAAAGTGTTTAGTTTAGGAGATGCAGTGACTCCCTCTAGTAAACCTTCATCTAGTAACTCATAAGCATACTGAGAACCGTCACCTGTCAGCCCTTTAAACTTATCTGCGCTAATGCGAAGCAAATCAGGATGTGAACAAAGCATTTTTAATGCTTGAACCTTGGACATAATAGCCCCACGTACCTCATCAGCCCGACTGCCTGATTGGTTTTGGTATCCATAGTGTGCCAAAATATCAAATGAACCGCCAAACAATGCCTGAGCGTTATCAAGGTCAAAAATTAAATCATCAGCAATCTTCTTGTAAAGCTTGGCGCTTTTCCTATCTAGGTAGACAAACAACGGGTCTTTATGAATAGAGTCTGGAAGATAAGGCGCTACGTCTTCGTCTTTCTGAGACTTACGGACTGACGCTTCTTTCATCTTTGTATGTAGTGTAGGTAAGTTACGGTACCTATCTACCCCGCCCCAAGTATTACGAACAATAAACGTAGAGTCAAAGATATCAAAACGCCCAAGAACATTTTTGTCTACAAACTGCATGATTGAATACAACTCTTCAGGCTTACCATTCTCAATAGGAGTACCAGTAAGAGCAAACTTAATAGGCGCATCCGCTAGTTTCTTAACTTGCTTGGAACGCTTAGACCTAAAAGATTTAATAGCGGTGGCTTCATCTAATACCACAAAGCCACGAGGAAGTTTCTTTACATACTCCCAGTCATTAACTACCTGCTCGTAGTTCATAATGATGTAATCCACACCCGACATTTCCCAGTCCATAGCCTCAGCGTATTGTTCTTGGCGTTTCTTTGGAGTGCCGTCAATAACTAAAGAGCGAGATGTGCCATCAGTAAACTTTTCAATCTGGTTAGCCCACTGATATTTCAAACTGGACAGACAAATAATCAACCCTGGAGTTAAGTCATTTTTCATGGACTCTAGGGCTGCAATGGTGAGTACCGTTTTGCCTAAACCAAGGTCGTATGCAACAAGCAGTTTTTTTTGCTCGCACATACGACCTACGGCTTCGACTTGGTACGGAAGCAGCGTACCTGTAAACATTACTTCTTCTTTGCTGGTGCTTTCTTAACGGGCTTAGCAGGAGCCTTTTTAACTGGCTTAGCAGGAGCTTTCTTTACTGGCTTAGCAGGAGCAGCTTTTGCTGGTGCTTTTGGTGTACCAGAAATTGTTTTAGTAGGAGCCTTAACAGTAACCGTAGCACTAGCACCATGTGGATTGCTAGTTGCTGGTTTTGGGTTAACCACTACGGTTGGCTTAGGCGGTTGCCAGTCAAGAACGAACTGTGGGTTGATGTCGTTTGTCTTAGTCCACCAACGTGAAGTTTGTACTTCAAAGTGTAAATGAGGTCCTGATACATTTCCTTCTGCACCTGACTTACCAATTAACTGACCAGCCTTAACTACGTCACCAACTTTAACAAAAGCCTGTGAGCCGTGTGCAAGCACTGCGTAATAAGTTTTTGCTGGCAACAATGGGAAGCGTTTAGCCGTAAAACCTAAAACAATTTCATGCCGACCAAAGTTTGGTCCCCATGTTGAATTAGTTCCTACACCAACGACTCGTGCGTCAATTGGTGCATAAATATCTGTGCCTACTGGGCAAGCAAAGTCAACACCTTGGTGATGACCAGAAGACCACATTGGTCCTTTTTTGCCATACGGTGTTGTAATTGGGTACTTACTTGGTACGGGATATACCATCTTATTCTCCTAGTGTGTTGTTGTAGATAACATGTATCTAACTGAGTGTACTGCAGAATTTATACCCTGCAAAACTTCAGCCTTACTCATGCCACCTACGTCTTTCATATCTGTGTGGTCGTAATTAAAAAACCACGCCTCAAAATTCAGGTACTGCGTAGCCTTAAGCAACTTATCGGAAGCCGCTACACCCGCTTGGTCTGAATCCATAGCAAGAAGTAGTCTATCAGCATTTCTGATATAACCTAATTGCTTGTCTGAGACCTGTGCGCCAAATACAGCCACAGCCCCAGAAATCCCAATAGACTCAAGACGAACTACATCCAAAGGTGATTCAACTACAAGCATGTCGCCACCTGAATACTGCTGGTATCCAAATAAACATTCGCTCTTTTTGACACCTGTAGGGCAGTTCTTAAAGTACCTACTGGAAAAACCTTTTTCTTGCCAACCAAGGAGTTGACCATTACTAGGGTCTCTTAGTGGAATAATCCACAACTCCCTACGCTTATCCCACAGAATCTGATGAAGAGCACACGCCTCAGCCGTTAAGCCACGAGCCTTTAAAGCATACTCAGGGGGCTCAGTAAATGCGGCTAGTGAAGCTTCAGATACATAGACAACTTCTTCAAACATTTCTTTAGGCTTACTTATGGCGCGTTCAAATAACTCAGTAAGTTCTCCACCCTCGTTTAACCAAATACGAGCATCATCAAACTCAATGTTTTTAATGTGAGCAACTAAAGATACAACGCTTCCTTTAAACTGACAGGAGAAACAAATGTGAGCACCAGTCTCGGCATTGATATACCACGAAGGATTGCGGTCATCCTTCCCAGTACGAGCCTTGTGTGCTGGACAGTAACCTCGAACTTCATCACCATACGCACTAACATGCTCGACACCAAGAGTGTCAAGTAAGCGTTCCATCTCGTCAGTTGTCATAGGTCATCACTCGTAATCTCACGGAAGTCACCTGTACCCCAGTCCCACAATAGTGAAACTTCCATCGGGCTTACGTTACGACCAGCCATCAGTTTGAACAAACGAGTATCGTCTACGTTTTCATCCTCACGTTGAAGACCGTATAGAACATCTGAGTCTTGGAAGAACGATGATGAGTAACCAATAGAGTCTGCGGTAACATTTCCATTACGCATCTTCCAACTCAAAGCCTGTGTAGACATAACAACTGGTACCTGGAACTGCTGAGCCACACGCTTCAGTGAACGAGTAATATTCGTTAGAGCAAGTGGGGTGTTGCGTTCACCTGACTGTTCATCAGTCATAAGATACACGCCGTCAATAAATACAATGTCTGGTTGCAATGCCTGAATCTTGTTAGCAATGCCTGTGATAGTTCCAGCGGCAATAGAGTCAGTAAGCCAGAACTTATGGCGCATCTGCTCCATGCTACGAAGCTTTGCTTGGTAACGTGCTTCTTCTTCAGATGTCAAGGTACCTGTAATCAAACGATGATGTGACAACCTAGAGCGCATAGCATCATAACGGCTAACTTGCTCTTGGTTACTCATCTCAAAAGATTGGAACATGGGCACAGCGCCAAACTTGTGAACGTTGTGCGCCCACTGCAAAGCAAGCGTTGATTTACCCGTCTTAGGTGGGGCAACAATAGTAATCAACTGACCCTTTTGTAATCCACTAGTTGCTTTATCAATAGAAGCAAACCCTGTAGGTAGCCCTAGTAACTCATCAGGTGAGTTCTTGCGCTCAAGGTAGTCTTCCCAACGAGCCATAGCATCAACTGTAATATCTAAATCAGAAGCCTCAGAAAGACCATCTTCAGACAGTCGAGCAATGCCACGTTGAAATGCTTCAACAGCACTCTCAGGGTTTTGCTTAAGTTCAATCTGTTCAATAGCAACTCGCATTGAGTTGTTAATAATAGATGCTCGTTTAGCCTCAACAACTTTGTCGATAAGGAAGTCAAACGAGTCAGGAATAGTTTCAAACTTGTATGTCGGAAAGTTTTCTAATACAACTGTCTCACTAGGGCACTCGCTATATTTCTTAAAGTGCTCTTTAACAAAACCAAAGACACGTTTGTCTTCATCATTGCCAAACCACTTCTCAGTAACTCCGCGGTTGAACAAAGGAGATAAGTCCCGTTCGTATAACGCCTTGCTTAGTAATCGATTTTCATAATTCATCTAATCCCCTAAATGTCCATACCCCAACGACCATACATCAATTGATGGTCGGGGTCAATTACGCCTAAAACCTCTGGTCTAAATGGTAAGTCAGAAACTAATTTCTTAGGTGACTTGTAGTACGAATAGCCACGAAATGGGTTTACCCCAGCCCTGTCTAACTCATCATACACTTTAGCAAGTTCTTCTTCGTCATGCTCAAAAGAAATTAACTCCAATGTAATTCCGTGTTGAGTAGTGTACTGGTACAACTTGTTAAGAAAAATCCTATCGTAAACAATGTCGTACTTTACTTTAGGAATGATACCTAAAATCTTTTCAATACGAGGTGTCTTAACGATAACTAAAGCTTCAGCAATCAATACACGCTTTGGCATGTCGTTGCTTATATCCCCTTTTAACATAATCTAACAGACCTCTATTTTTCCAAATTTAATAATAAACTCACGGAATGACTCTGAGGACTTCAAAGCCTCGTCAGCGTCTTCATCTTTGCATCGGTCAGAAAGAGCAAGAGGGTAGTAACCATCATTGTTCTTTGTACGAGACTTAACAAAGTTTACATGTTTACACAGACCTCTGGCAGCGTACCCAGGACAAGTGCAGGTAAACACTTTGTCTTTAGTTAGGCTTACTTCATAAATGCCCAGCGAAGAACCCTGACTCAGAAATATCTGAATGAGTTTACTATCTTCCATGGTGCCCTCCGTCATCTGCGTAAATCTCCTTTACTAGATTGTAGTTCAATTGTGGCAAAAGCTTCATGTATAAACGAACCAGTTGCTTCACCATATTCGGCTCCCCATGACTTTACGGGAAGATTTGTGGTAACAATTGTGGGTAAACCATTGTTAAACCTTGTTCTCAAGATATCATGTAGCAGGGTGCTTTGCCAACCGCTGGCTGACGTATGCTCTTTGCCAACGTCGTCAATGACAAGTACTCGGATGTTGTAAGCATCGTCATCGCAGTCTCCATGCATGCCTAAAAATAAACGTTCATCCTCATCTCGGTGCTCGCTAATGAGAGAGCCCTTGAGAGAAATGATGCCACTGAACGTAGTGAAGTAACAGGGCTTTACAAGAACCTTACTACCTTCAACATCAAAAGACTCTATGGGGAATGTACGCATCATCTCTTGAATAATAGTAAGCGCAAGGGCTGATTTACCTTGACCAGGCTTACCGACTAAAAGCAATCCTCTGCCACAAGTTTTAGCCCCATCAGCACGGATAATCTTTCCGTCACCAACAAGCTTTACCCAACTCTTTACAATCTTTAATTCTTCTGGGTCAACATCTGTACAATCAGAAAACTCCCAACCAATACGAGCCTTGGGGATGTTTGCTATACGAACCCATGAACTACGGCGTACAGGTAACTCATCAAGTTTAATCATCGCTATCTCCACATGAACAATTATCGCAACCGCAACCTTCAGACTTCTGCTCTAGCCAACGCTGAATACGGTCTAAGGTCTCTTGAGTAAGACCAGCCTCACGGTAGTTTTTCTCTTGCTCTTCTTCCCACTCACGTTTCATATTACTCATATAGCCACTCCTGTGATTTCTTAGCCTGTGCTGAGGCTTCTTCAAGCTCCTCAGTAGATACAACCATACCTTTAGCCTTTGATGCAAATTCATCAGCGCGTTTAATAAATAACCGCCATAGGTGCTCACCGCTTTTGTACTCTTGGAAATTGATTGCATCGCAGAAAAGATTAATCATTTCAAACTCAATCTCGCCATTAGTACCTAATCGGTTACGCATACCGCCAAGGGCTTTAACAAAGTCTGTTGACTTAACTGACCAAGGTGGAATATGCCAATGGAACTCTAAGCGGTAAGCAAACTCATATGCAACATCACTGCAGGTCCATAATGCTTTTGGCATATCTTGCCGACGGGTAATCTTACGCTGAACGTTTTCTTTCTTCTGCTCTTGATAGCGCTCTTTAGACTTCTTCAGAGCCGAAGCCCGTTCTTCCAAATATTCGTCTGTAACAGCCGACTCAAAAAACTCGTAAGGCATTTCTGGTTCCTTAGTATCCACGTTAACGTACACACTCTGATAGTTCTCGTCAGAGTATATCTTACTATTTAGCTTTATATGCTCTTCTTGGCTAAGAAGCTGTTTCTGCCTTAAAAGGAGGTCGGAAAACCCGACCCCAGTAGCCATGTATGGAGTCAGGTTTTCTGGCGTCGGAAAACCCGACCCCACAAGATACAATAAAGCGGCTTCCGTGATAACACATTCCGTGCGAATATCATTGTTTAGCCGTACCTTTTTACGGCATAGGAAACCCAAGTCTTCTAGTTCTTTTAGGGCAGTTAAGTACATATGGCGTCCACCGCCCCCAAAATGGCTCTGTACGGCTTCTACGGTGGGTTTGATACCCAGGTACACACAAGCCACTAAAACGCCTGTAGCTCGCGCTGAGGTCATTTATCGAGTACCTCAGCCAACTTCTTAGCCAGTTCTTCAGCAAATATTTCAGCCACCGTACGGATAGCCTCGTATAACGGGTCTTCATATTCGTCCCCCTCATCAGAGGTCTCAACCTCTGGTTCAGGCTCTGGGAGCAATTCCTGCTCAGGCATCTTTGGCTTTTCTACTTTTTTAATAGGATTTTCAGAAGAGATTTTTACCAGACCGTTAGTCAGGTCAAGTACATCTACATCATTGCTTTGAAGTTCTGCCATTGCATTGAGGCACTCAACATCTTCGTCTTCCCATAGCATAAACGCTACAATTTCTTCATCCATCTTGCAGGCTTCCTGCACTGGATTATTTGAGTTTTGTCTAGTTACTTCAAGGGGTAGACCAGTCAACTTGGCACCCTCAGTCATGTAAGCAATGACTTTAACTTCTTTATCTACAGCGTATTGAGCCGCCCAAATCTGACCTTCAGATATTGCTGACTCAACTGTAATGTAAATAACTACTTCTGGATTGGCGTAGATATAATCATCTATCAAGGCTTCAACATTAGCCCTTGTAGTTTCCCCATTACCTACGATGATAATTCCATCAATCATTTTGTCTCCTTATAGGTTAGGAGACCATCATACACATAACTTTTAGGTAGGCAAATTAGTACAGGTGTTGACCGTATTTAATATCAATTGACGCTAGTTGACCATTAGTAAGTTGCGCGGTAGCCCACGGGTAAATGTAACCCGCAGCAGACTCATTAGCACCATTAAATGCGGCATAGGCTGTATAGGCTTTGTATCCAACTGTTTCCGCCAATGGAATGTCAATACAAAAAGAGTACGGGTCATCAATTCTTAAAATAGGTTGTGCAATAATTGGGGTAAGAGTAGACGTACCCACACCAGTATAAAACCAAGTGTTTTTTAAACCTGTGACTGTGACTAAAGAACCAACAAAAAAGTTATGTGGGTCCTGTGTGGCTATTCTAAGATAAGGAATAGTTTGATTATTAGTTCGAGGGATAAATGCTGTAGTGACTCCATTTGGCGCAGTTTGAACAATGCTTGCTGCAGCGTTACCAACACTTATTGTTTTTTGATTAAGCATAGTTAATACTCCGTAACGCTAAGCTATCCATATTACCTTGGTTAACAACCCTATTAGTGTACAGGTGCGACGTGCTTTGCCCTGGTGTGGATTCCCACATAGAGTCCCTAGTTAAAGAAAAATTGTATCCGTCAAAGTCCCCATCAAAATACGTATCTGCAGTTGCTAGGTTGGCACTCTTTTCAAGCATGACTGCATCAACACCAAATTGAAGTGCTCCAGTTGAGCTACTTTCTGATGAAATTTCAATAGATGCGCTTTGAGCATTATCTGGAACTAGTGTTGTAAACCATACCCGTTGCCATGCGGTAGTTAATGTTACTAAATCTCCATACACAATTGTTGTATAAGTTCCACCATCACCAAGTTTAAATGTAATACCAACTTTTACTTTAGATGGTGCAGTACCGCCAATATTACGAACGTAACAGCTTGCCGTATAAAATAAATCTGCTGGGCTTACTTTTGTGTACTCGCTATATACTCTAGCAGGTAACGCCGTTCCAGTTGTTGTTTTAGAAACTGATAGATAACGAGAGCCTATGTAAGGTGTACCAGTGGTAGATGTTATGGTACATCCAGAACCACCTGTCCAACCAAACGGAGACGTCGGAGTAACAGTATCATATTCAAATGAAGGGTTTCTAATGATGTTTGCTCTGTTTGCTATTACTTCCATTGTGGTATTTCTAGCGTCTTGAAAACCAGTTAAGTAATAGTAGTTACTACCAATTTGTTGTTTAACCATTGGAATAGCAGATGCAAGACCAGACCTATAAATAGTGTACACAGGAAGTGTTCCTGAGTAAGTAACCGTACCTGAGGCAGTGCTTAAAATAGTAAACGATGTTCCCGTCGGCTTACCTTGCACAATTCCAGAAACAACATTTGCAAATGCCCCAGTAAGATTAGCAAAAGTTACGGTATCTCCGACAGATACCAGTGACGAATCTGGAACAGTAAATGTAGTAGTAGTTCCGTCACCACTTGCCGCTGATATATTTGTACTGGCACCAGTGCTTGTATAACTAAACGTGTACTTATCAGTTTTATTTTGAACAACGTTAGTTATTGCTGAGCCGTCAGTATCAAAACCTGAAGAACTTGGTACTGTAACTGCTACAGAAACACTTGTAGTTGCAGTAGTGTCATAGTAAAAATTGTGTGCAACGTCTGTGGTTAATGTAGCAACATTACTTACCCTAGAAAGTGCAACAACATTTACGGGTCGGATTAACATAGCGCCGTCTATACAATATCTTGAATTACTAATCATGTTATTGACCGTAAATCCTGGTTCAACATATGCATCATTGCTTGGGCTTTTTACAGTTAACCACGCTGGATACCATGACTTAGCAAAATCAGTATTTGCTATTGGAGAACCAGCGGTAGCGGCTGGAGTAACAGCGCTTGCAATAGCACCAGTTACGTTTCCATCTTTATCATACCAAGTTAACGACATACCAATATCTTTAGTTACTTTACCGTTAGCGTTGGTATGTATTAAAAATGTGTACGGAGTACTTGGGTCTACAGGAATTGTATCAACAGCAACACCTAGTTCAGTAGACTGCACTGATGAAAAGTAAAGGGTAGTACTTGCTGGAAGAGTCGCAGTTAATTTATGGCTAATACCTATTCCACTTGCGTCACTAGTTCCCAAACTAACAACTTTAGTCCCATCAGGAATAGATGAGTGACCTGTTACGTAATCACCTATTTTATAAATATAAGGTTTAACTGCTGATATAAATTGTGTTGTGTATCTTGCATCCGTGCTTACTGCCGTGCTTGTAGCAGTTAACCCTTTTCGAATTCCGTGATAAAAATTTACATCTTCAGCAGGGGTAATTGTTAAAGAAGTGTTATTTGGAATAGGACCCGTAGTTGGATTAACTAAAGTAATTACTTGACCACTAACATTAGTTATATATGTATTTTGTGGAATATTAGCGGTACCTGTTACCACGTATCCAATTGCCGCAGTAGTTATTGTTCCAGACACGGTAATAGTCGTAGCACCTGATGCAACTGTTCCATTAGTCTTAATTCCAGATAGTGGAGTTGATGATACATTTGCAGGTCTAACTGATAAACTTCCAGACGTAATAGTATTAGAGAACGCTATACTTGCACCACTTGTAGGTTGAGTAGTAGGAGTAATATTTACTTTAAAATCTTTACCATTTTTATCTATAAATGTTACTACCGTTTTTGGAGCGAATAACCCTGTTCCAGAAATCACTAATGGAATAGCACCAAGTTTAATTTTAGACGTATCATCAACAGTAATGGTTTTTCCATTTGATGCTGAGACAGTCGCTACGGTCTCATAATTAGGTGTTAGTGTTCCAGAACCTGAATAGATGTACGCAAGTTTTCCAGTAAATGAAGAGAAGGGGCTAGTAACAATATTGTTGGTAAAGCTAGTTCCATTAGTACTAACAATAGACTCATCAAGAATTTGTAAAACCATACCATCGGGTTGAGACGCGGGACCACCAAACCCGTCCAACGCAGCGTCCGCTGCAGTGTACGTATATTCGTATGGGTAAAAATTAGCATAACTATAACTAGATACTGAGTTTGGATACCATCTACCAACACCCTCAACAAATGATGATGTGTTGTAGTCGGGCAAGATATTTAATGGCGCAATTTGTTTTACTGGATTTCCCGTATAGGACTCAATTAAGTTTTTTAATCCTAACGAAGTTCCAGATAATGAGTAATTTCTAATAATATTTGTTAAAACAACTCGTGCTTGAGATATATCAGATATTTTTTTTAAATCTGAGCCGTACTCTTTTAAGAACTCTTTTAGTAAAACTTCGTCAATATTATCTATGTCAGACATTTCGTACACTGCTTTTACTTTTGCTAAATACGTATCAAAGTGAAAGGCTAATAAAGCAATAAAATCTGCTAAGTCTTGGTTGTAGGCACTTGTACTTAAACCCGTGTAGAAATTTGGTAGATGTTCAAGCAATACGTCTTTTGTGCTTTTATCTTTATTTTTATAAACAACCGAAGAGGATGTTTCACCAATTTTTATCCAATTAAAATTAGTGTAATGAACATTACCGTTTGCAGATATAACATCAGATACAGACAGTGTTCCCGTGTAATTAGTCGGAGCAACATAAGCAAATAAAGAATAGTAGTACTTGTTATAGTCTTTACCATAGGGGTTAACACCCTCAGTTCCATAACCAGAACTATTAACAGGGTTGGATGTAGTTGCTGTAGTAGCACCAGTATCGTAAATATGAAAAGTATTTGTAATGCCAAGTTGTTCACTAGCCGTAATACCAGGCAAGGTTGTTGTAGATGTAGTGCTAGTTAAAGAGTTGCCTGCGATACGAAGCACATCTCCCTCAACATAATTACCACCACCATTTACCACTGTTGGAGTACCACCCGATGAGATACTTACTACCGCATTTTTTCCTTTAATAGCATCAGTTGAAACTGGGCTAACAGATGTCATAGCGATTCCGCTTGCAGCACCAATATCCACTACTGTTAACGCCGAAATAACTCCGCCCGTATTAACTCCGCTTACTTTAAGAATTACGTCATCAGAAAATCCAATACTTGTCCTACTTGCTCCAGTAGCAGATATTGTAGAAGGGTTTGGAAAAATTAATTCTCCATCGTCAGGATTTTGAGGATAACCAAAAGGGCTACGTACTAGTACATAACGAAACCAATTCAGGTTTGTTTTTGGACGTTCCCAACTAACATGTGTTACGAGATAATTAGACGGACGAGCATCCATTGCAACTTTATAGGTAGAGTCAACAATAGAAATTGGAGCCATATTATGAGCCTCCGTTAGCAGTTACCGTAATATAAGTTGGTTCATAAATAGGTATCTCATTAATTGCACATGACAAATCTCTTGAGCCTGGAACAATTCCGTTGTTACCTGTAACAGTAATTATATCATTGTTAGAAAACGCTATAGATAATCCAAGAGGGTTACTCAAAGTTACAGTAAGACCATCAGAGCTTACAGTTGAAACACTAAGCCCTACCGAGGCATGGGTTGTGCTTACAACTCCACCAGTTGTTACAGAAGCAATCTTTGAACCTTTAAAAATTCCAGCCGTTCCTGCGGCTAAAACTACTGGAATTGAAGTTGCCGTGGTTGCTGTTATGGCTGGAGACACTTTTCCAGTTTGAGTATAGATAGTGCTGCTGGAACCAACTGCTGTTGGAACTGCGGCTAGTTTTTCATAATCAGTAATAGTAATAAATGAGACACCATCAACCGCTTTACAAGTAGAGTAAATTTCACCTTCAGAGATAAAATCATTAAATGTCACATTATCAAATTTAAACAAATTTTCTAATGCTGCTTGAACATTGTTAACAACGTCAGAACTACTATACTGCGGAAGCACCTGAACTGTAACGGTAAGATATGGGTAAACTGGAGTAAAGTCTTTTAATGTAACTGTTGTACCAGGAGCAGTTTTATTGTTAAACATTTTTGTTACGCTTGACTTTAACGAGGTAGACGCCACTCCTCCACCAGAACCAGCAAGATAAAGAGCAACAGAAGAGAACGACGTGGCAAGAGCAATTGCTTTTGCTACACCATTTACCGATAAGGCTAGGTTAGCATAATCCTGAAGAGACACTGCACGATTTAAAGTACTTAATGCCTTAGGTGCATTTGTTCTAATGGAGTCCGTAGATTCCGCATCAGCACCTCCACTAAGTTTAGTTGAGTTAGTTACCGTAACTCCTGACGTACCATTTATTGTGGTGAGCGTTCCTTTGGCAACGTTTCCTAAACTAGGAGCAGTAGTTGTGTATCTGTAGGATACTCTAATAGTAGTTGTTGAAGGTGGGATTTTTCCTGAAACACCGTCGCCAAATTTAATGTGCGTAACACCTGCGCCATCTGTGTAGGCTACGTATGCATAATCTGTTGCGTCTGCGTCAATGATATTATTTACGCGAGTATAAATAAAACTATACCCAGATTTTACCGAGAAATTAGAATCAATAAATACGCCAGCGTTTACTAATGAAAATACTTGATTTGCTGTACCGTCTGATGTACCTACGATTTCATCAACAACTTTTTGACCTTGAGTAACGTTACCTGCAGCGGTGCTAGTAGCACCTACGGCTACATCGCTATCTAGAGTAAACAAGATAGCAGGATTAATACTATCGCCCTGAGTGCTTATTTGAGTCCCCGCTGTAACAGTAACTGGAGACGTAGATGAATTAGTAAAAGTAACACTACCAGTAGCGGCTGAGCCAGTACTTGGAATGTAACCTAATAAGTTTGCTAGTTTAATTACGGTATCTCTTTGGGTAGCCGTATCAAGAAAAGCTTCGTTAGCAGCACGGTCAGCCTGATAGTTAGCCAAATCCCCCATGTATGAAAAAAGCTCAAGGAGAACAATACCAAAATCGCTAGCATCACGAGACGTCCATTGAGGTGCAAAATTAGGAATAAGTCCAATTAAGTCATTTCTAATTGCTGTGAATTCCCTAGACGTGTAGTCCATCTGCGGAACATATAGTTCATCAGCCATTAGATAACCTCAATCATTTCGCCTGTATTGGATAAAGATGCCGTAGTAATTTTAACAGAGTCCGCGAGTCCAGAAGGGAGACCATAAGAAAGAGTAACCGTTATGGACCCTAGTGAGTCGTCATAACCAGCCTGAATTTCAAATAGCCGTAGTTCTGGTAACCACGATGTAAATACTTCAGCAATTGCTATTTTAGCATCCTCAATAGCCACAGAAGACGTTTCAAACAGCAAACTACTGAGATTTGCCCCATAATTATGATACCAAATACGTTCGTTAGTTCCTGTTGATAGTAACGACAAAATTTTATTTTTCCATACTTTAGGGTCATTATCTGGGATAACACCGACTTTACCTTTATAAAAACTAAAAGGTAGGTCTATTACGTACGTTGTTTTTGGTGTAGCCATTAGAACGCTCCTAGCCATAGTGGGAAATTAGGGTCTCCGCCTTCAAACATTACCCAGCAACCATCTCCAGGTTGCGGGGTATAGCCACCAGCAAGAGTGGCAGTAACAATCATTGAGGCAACAGCAGGAGATGCAGGTGAGGTAGTTGCTGCCTGAGCCTCTAAAGTGTTAGCGGGGTCATTGCTCATCCAAACAAATTCAAGGTAATCATTTGCAGCCAAAGTAAGCACATAATTCCAAGCAGGAAGAACATGATGATTCTGGTTAGAAGTAGTTACCTCACCATTAGTCCAAGTTAAATCTGAACCATTTTTACGCAACCAAAAGTTTGCTGTAGAAGTTCCATTATTTGAAACCTGTGCAGAAAACTGGATATTGTATTTTCCTGCGTAAGTAAACTTAATTCTTGACTTGTATGTGGAATCTATCGTAATTCCATTATTTTCCGCAGTCGTGTTTAATGTAATAACTTTAGGGGTATTGGCTGCTGTTAAAGTTTGAGTAGT